ATAAACAACATTGTACGGTTGTCAACGGAACCGTAGCAATGTTGTTTATCTGCGCGTCTATCGCGCGCGAAGACTTCTCAATGATAAATTCGGTTATTGTTTCATCGACGGTTGTGGGATTTAAGCCAGTGTCGTTGCTCAATTGAGCCGTCTTCTCTTGTCCTATTCTGCCCTCAATGTCATCAACGGAGCAATACAGGTCATCTACAACGATGTTGCTACCACTGTATGTTACTCGAAAGCCGTGAAATTTTAAGTCCGCTTCGTAGGTATCGGAAGCATTTGAGGCCAATCTGTTGAAACGAAGGTTAAGTATATCCCCAGCTTGTATCGTAAGCCCGTCAAAGGCTGTGCCACTTATGGATAAGTAGGCCGGTGTGCCGTCATCCACCGCTACGGCAAGCGCAGCATAGCCCGTTGAGTCGCTTGTCGTTGCACTCCCCGGTCGTATGCGTTCTACAAGCACATCCACCCAGAGGTTGCCGATAGCATCACGCGTGATAAGGGCTTCAAGCGTCGTGAGGCTGCCGAAATTCGACGGCACTTGCCAACTGCGCTTAAATTCAGTCTCTACGCCGTTGTAGAGCGTATCATACGGCAGTAATGCACTACTGCCGTCATCTATTGCAGTCTCTTTGAGTGCTAAATTAGTTGCCATAAGTTATTGTATGATGAGCGCGGTTGTCATTTTATCTGATACGTATAGTGATAATACATCGTCCTCGTACTCGTGCTGGTGGCAATCCACTCCATAAGCACTTCGTCATTGTTCACGTCCGCGAGTATCGCTGCACCTTCGGTGGCTATTGTTGGAGTGTAGGCTGACCCCGCCGCTTCGTACGCATTTGCAAAATTACTGGCAATCGGTAGCGTCAGTCGTAACACTGTTGATGCCGCAGAGGACACATCAAACACAACCATCCCGCTCACGGTAACAGTGTTGCCTATCCGCGAGTATTGTGCGTCTGATGTCAAGAGTATCGTGCCAACGTTCGCCGAATCGGTCGCTGTCGGCGTGTACGTTCCCCAGCTTACATTGCCGCCTGCCGTGTTCACCGTTAAAGTGCCCGTTCCAAAAGGCGCATAATCGGAATCGTCGGCAAGACGAACATCCAGACCCGTTGCGTTGCGCTCTAACGCAGGGTACGATGATGTTGCGCCCCCTAATCGTAACAAATTGAAATCACCCGTAGCATTGTTTGTTAGAGTGATCGTTCCATCCTCATCAGAAAATATCCTTGAACGACCAGTCCAAAACATACTATTCGACTCGCCGAGAGAAAACGAACCATCCGTTCCTACTATACCGACATCAACCCGTCTTAAAAATGCGTCAGGCGTCCCCGACTGAGCATTGGTCGTGGCCGACCATGCGAGAGGAAAATCGGAGCGCAGGGTAAATGCTGTCGAATCGAGTTCCGCATCAGTGCCTGAACTATTCACTCTAAATCGTATGTACTTGTTGTTCGTCGTTCCTCCCGACCTAATTTCTCCGCCAATGTTTATAAAACTGAGTGGGTTCGACCAAATTGAAAACGAAGTAAAAACATTCACACTATTGGTTCCGATGCTAAACTTATTTACGCCATTAATGGCTGCGACAATTTCAGAACTACCATCGTGATAAAACCCATAGTTTGGAAAATTCGCAAACGAATACGACGGGGCGGACACAGAACCGTTAGCACCAAGAAACTGTGTGCCAGCGTATATACTTCGAGGCCTGCTCGCCCCACTCGCCCCGATGTCGTACGTATTGTCAGTTTCTGCAAGGAAATGTCCCGTCGTTGCGCCGATAGCCCATCTGTTTGTGCCGTTCGTGCCAAGAAAGAGATTCCCGCCACCACCTGTTCGCAACTCAATTTCACGATTATTGCTTCCCGTTCCGGTTCCAAAAGTAGTTATTCTTAAAATATTAGTTGACCAACCAACCGAGAATCTCTCATAATTGCTCGCATCGGTATAGGTATTGTATAGTCGTAATGTTTGGGGGTTTGTGCCGTTACGTAAAGCGAGTGCGTTTGCGGCGTCGCGCGCAAGAAAAACATCGGGGGAGGTAACGCCTGAAGAACCCCATGATATTCCTTGATTTCCCGTTACTCCGAAACTCCCGCCCGTGAGGAATCGTGCGACATCTGCACCACCCATTGCAAACCGCACATCACCGGCACCCGCGCGGTACAATCCGCTGTTTGTCTCGGCGGTAAACGAATATGTTGACGCTGAGACAGAGCCGTCCGGTGCAAAAAACTGATTATTGCCCCGAAAGTAGTTTGCCTGTATCGTGTCCGTGCTCGTCGCCGGTATGAGTGTGCCGCCAGTGCGTGTAAGGAGTATTGACTGCTTCGCGTCAAGCTGTGGCTGAATATCGCTCGTTACGCCGTCCACGTAGTTTAGCTCAGTCCCACTCGCGGTTACGCTCGTAGCTCCAAGTGTGAACGGAGAGGGTATCGTAACCGTCCCCGTGAATACCGGGGAGGCGGTTGGGGCTTTGAGCGTAAGTTGCGCCGCCAAGTAAGCACTATCGGAGGCTGTTGTCTGGATACCGCCGTTTGGGAACACGAGACCTTTACCAACATTCCAATACCATTTCAAAGGTACGACTGGAAAAACAGCCGCCGTATCTTCCGATGAAGTCAACCGAGGATTCTGTCCATACGCCAACACAGGCAACAGTAACAAGAGTAATGCTATTCGTTTCATTGCAACCTTTCGTAAATGTGCCCGATGTCCCAATTAAATTCGCTTTCTGTGCGTTTTCCGAAAATTACTTTTCTCATCGCCTCTACCTTTTCTTCGATTGTCATTGTGTATTGATGCCAGAAGTATTCCGAGAACCCGCGCTCCTTATTAATGTCCTGAAACGACTTGAACGTCAGACCAAAGCGCGCTATGTTCTGTGTCAATGCATAGTCATCGACTAAATGTTCTGCCGTGATATTGTGCAAGCGTTCGTTTGCTGTTGGAAAGATATTTGACACCGCTTCTTTGGGAGTCATTTCAAGCGGCCTCCACAAGTCCAAGCACAAATCCGAGCCTATCATAAACCAGTTGCCCGGCGATAAGTAGCGCCCATCCCTTAACACATAGTCATTGACCTTGAACCGTGTTGCTGAATAGTCCGCCGCGTGAAACGATACAGTCCCTTTCGGAAGATATATCGTATAGTCTGGGCATTCGGGATGTATCAGTGTGTCCAAATCCACATACAAAAACCATCCCTCGCCCATTTGTTGCGCTATTTCATAAATCTGTAACTTTTCGTACGTTACAGGCCAGTCCTTAAACTTGCGCTCAGTTATTGTATGCACGTACGCACCTATCCGTTGTGCATAATACTTAATAAACGGCAAGGTGAGTTTTTTAACTTCAGGCGCGAAGTTGTCGATGTCAAGAAGGAAGATGGTTTTTTTCATAGCATAGTGAATAGGGGAATCTCTCGACTCCCCTACCCAAGTAAATGTTACGAAGGATTCGCAACGATAGCGATACCGCCGGCTTCCGCCAGAGTCGGGCTGCCACTGAATACACGTGCGCTTGCTGCCGCACCCCAATCAGTGAACCCAAGACGTAAGCAGTTTTTAAAAACCAGCATACCGTTATTCGGAGCGGTTCCGATGACAACACTAACCTCCGCAGTAACATCGCCATCGCGATACATCTGGAAGAAACAGTTGTCAAACAACACCGTGCGAGTAATCGAATCGCCGGCGCCGATGAGTTTAATTGACCCCGCCGTTGTGCCTGCGGAACGATAGTCGATAACTTCGCAACCATAGAATCGGTTTCTCATTGCACCGTCGTCAAAATGAATCTCTGCACCGGCAATGTCCGTCTTATCGAATGTGTCGTTACCGAATACGCAATTGACAAACGTGTTCTCGTGCCCCGCTTTCAGAAGCAATGAGTAATCGTTCACAGTCGGGGTTGTCATACCCATGCCGCCCATCATGTGTACGTTCTCAAAGTAATTGCGCTGACCAGTAACAGAGATGCAACCCGCTCCCGTTGTCCCGCCGTTGTAGAGGCTGAGATTGTAGAAGCTGTTGTTGTGTCCTGAAACAGTAATAAGATTAGCAAGGTCTTCCTCTTGCGTGGAAATCCGAGCGCGTTGTGAGAACCGCGTCGGAGCGCACACACCAAACACCGTAATACCCCACTTTGACCATGTAATAGCCGCCGTCAAGTATGAGGTAGTTTCGGCGGTCGTTGTGCCTTTGGCGATAACCGCAATACCATCGCCCGCACCAGATGTACACGCGGCATAAGCCGTTTCAATACTTGCAAAAGCCGTGTCCACCGTAAGGCCGTCGTTCGTTGACGCACCAGTATCGGCGTCAACAAAAAACCATGTGCCGCGAATAAACGGCAAGCCTGAAGCTGCGAGTTTCGTATCTGCCACTGCGGGGAGATACGCATTTCTGTTTGCACTTGCTGACATGGTAGCCTCCTTATGCTAATGAATAGTAGAGGCCGCCCGCCGTGTTGAGCGTAATTGCGGCATCAAAAAAGTGCTCGTAGTCCCAAACTTGAGACTTCGTTTGATTCTCGTAATAACTTTCTACAACTGGGCTATTGACGCGCTCATAGGTGTAACCGAACGCAGGTTCAATACCGCCGCCCGTGCCGACAACCGCACAACCGGCATTGGCCGACTGGACGCTATCCCACAAGAAGCTCGTGGTGAGTGCATCCTGACCCTTGCCGCCGCCTGAAGCCTTACCGCCCGTGCCATGCACGGCATAGCCAACAACGCATTCGCTGACCTGCAACAGTGCTGCCGTTGCTTGCTGTGTGATTTGCGCCGGGCTTCCCGGTGTGCCTTGATATTTAATCAGGTCGATGACCGAGGTATTACGCCGCCACAATGCCCATGCCGCAGGTGAGAACCAGACTTTATTCGGGCGCATACCGATTTTTGACTGCACCAGTTCAATCAAGTCCAGCATATCCTTCACCGCGTCGCCGTTGGTTGCCCAAGACTTTGAAGCGCCTGAGAGAGAAAGACCCGACGCGTAGTTACCGGAAGTCGTGGCAAGCACGGCCTGATTCTTTTCCCGAAGCAATGCAATCTTCTGCGTAACCGTGTTGAGCTTCGCATTCAACAGCATTTCAGGCGCGCCAGCCCATTCATTGCGTTCACGGTTTTCAATCGTCGTTCCGAGTGCATACTCAGACAACGACATTTGGATATAACCGCTCTGCGTATTGATACGCGCGACGCGTCCACCGATTGACCGCTTCAAGTCGGTCGGGATAACAAACGCTTCTTGACCGAACGCAGGGAAACGTCCGCTTTCCTTTGCCATGCGAACCGGGGTGAAAATCTTGTCCCCAACAAGTTCTGCATTGGTGGAACCTTGTACAAAATTCGTTGCAACCGGGTCGGCAATACGCAAAATGCTTAACGCCGAATCAGCCGCAAACTCCTTCAACTCACGAACTCCGTGTTGATTTTCTACGTATTGCTGGTACGGTGCTCGCGCTGTAACATCCTTGAACTCAATGACTCCAGTCGAAGGATTGCGATACCACAATTGATTGTTCATTACTCGCTCTCCTTTAGTGATTAGAGCCATCCATTAATTCGACTAACACAGTGTCATTAACTGACCCGCCCGTGTGAGCCTTTCCTACAATAGCGTTCGTGCTCGTTGCATCCTGCACACCAGCACCCGTAACACCAGTTGTTTGCTGTGTCGTATAGGTCGATGTGAGGATTTCAACGAAGCCACCCGCCGTAACCGTCCCCGTAGCTCTGACTTCGACAATGCTTCCTGCGCCGAGCTTGATAGTGCCAAGCTCAGTGTTAGCCGTGTCGGTTGCCAGAACGCCTCCGGTGCATTTTGCCGCATTTGCGGGCACTGCACCGTTAGCGTTGACAAACGTCTTTGCCACAAGATTTGCGGCGGCAGTTACGTACTGAGTCGTAACTACATTCTTATCGCCGCCAACATAATTAGGCATATACTACTCCTGTGAATTGTGAATAAAAAATCCGTGTGATACGGAACTTTGACTTACAGGTGAATCGCACCAGTTGAATTGAGATACACGGCTCGTGCAACTGGGTTGTCAACACCCTTGAACTCTTTCGGATTGGCCTTGACATACTCAGCGGCCTTGTCCAGTATGCTCTTAATCGGTTGCTCACCGCCATTGCCGTTAATCGGCATCTCACCCAGCGGCACAACAACCGCCGAATACTTCTGTTGGAACGCCTTCAACGCATCTGGGTTAGTCTTACCCAGCGTGAGCATAATAGGCTCTTCGGTCGTTCGCATTGCCGGGGTCATCTTGTGCTCCTTGACCGCTTGGTCGCAGAACGTCTTGACTTCCGTTACCAACTGTGCTTCCTTTGCCTCCGCATCTGCTTTGGCTTTTGCTTCAGTCGCGAGACGTTCTTTCTCTTGAAACTCTTTAATCTTCGCATCACGCTCTGCTAATTGAGCTTGATACTCTTGCTCTTTTACCGCGTCCATTTCGTTTTCCTTTCGCTTGTTGAGTAGTGATTGAACTTTTTCTGACATTTGGACAAGCCATGATTTCTTCTCGGTCAATTCCGTTTTATCCTGCATACCTTCCATCTTACTTTCAAATATAAAATGTTGGTCTGTGCATTTGTGGAGTTCACTGTTCAAGTCAAACACGGCAAGATACAATCTTTCTTTCTTCGTATCGTTGTCTGCGTCGGACATCAACACGTCTTCTGATTTCTTCAGGAAGTTTCCGCAATACTCAGCCATATCCTTCATCGTATCGACTGAACCCATCTCTTTGACTTCCTCTACAAGCTCACCGTCAATTTCAATCTCAGCTTTCACTTCAGCGAACTCTATTCCAGCACTTTTGAATTCAGCGAAAGCAATCTGTTCTAACCCCTTTACTGCCGGAGGCGCACCGCCTAAAAATGCAAGGTGATGTAAATGCCATTTGCCCGGTGTTGGGTTGTTGGGGTCATCAGGCTGAAAGAAAGCCGCCGAAACCTTTTTGTAGAATCCATCCTTAATAAACTCTTTCAACTGTTCCGAGAATTGAGATGCTACGAGTTTAAGGTGGTCGCCAACCTGTTTGACCTTACCAATCCAACCATACGCTGGAATAGCTGACTTGCCTTGATATGACGGGTCGGACAAATGACCGATGAGAATAGGAGCTTCATAGTTTTGCGGATTGTATGTCGATGCTATTTCAGATAATTCCTTAGTAGTAAATTCACCCTGCGGATATTTACCCGCCTTAAAAGCGTCAATGACAATTTCTTCTGTTTTCTTTTTTGCCATCGTTAGAGTCCTTTCACGGGTCGGAAGCTACCAAAATGATATTTATGCAGGGGATGTTTGGGTGTGCCGTTGCGCGTGTAGTTCGTCTTGCCGTGTTTCTTCGGCTTGCGAGTACCCCGCATTGTCATCGCGGGCTTGGGCGCGGTTACGGTGAATACTTCAGACAATGGGGTGATAGGCAATTGCTTGCGTATGCCAAGCGTGATGAGTAGCCAGTTGTAGAATTTCTTAATGAGGTTCATAGTTGTCATAAATAAAAAACGGGATACCCAAACCTTTCAGTTCGAGTATCCCGTCCACCGAGATACAACGCGAGAGTGATTACAACTTATGTCGTTACAATGATACTACTTTAGTCGTTTTTTGTCAAGGTAAATCTTCTTTGCTTTTTTCCAGCACATCTACATCACAAATAATTATACCGGTATTGGTGTATTCTACAAGCACCTTTCCAAACAATAACCCGTGTAGAGTAGGGTTTACATCGTAAACAACAACGTAATCCAAGCCACTCGAAACAATAACTTTTTCTGGCTTGTGCCCATAAAACGTTTCAAATTCTACTATTGATTTTTCAATTGCATCATTAATGCTTGCGATTTCACACCCCCTGTAATTCCCTGAGTTCATTGTCCAGTATAAACGGCGTCGGCCTTAGACTAGTACACTTACCACCGCTAATGATGAGCTCAAGCCTGCCCTCACCGTTCTTCATCAGCGCCCGTAGCTCCTGTAATACCCGTAGCTCAAACTCGGTTACAGACGTTGAAGTGAATATCGTAGCGGGTGAGGTCATTCCTCCACTGGCTCTGGTTCGTTCGTGGGCTTCTTGGGTTCTAACTGCAACGGCTGTTTTCTCTTGAGTGTGTAATTAAACTTATCGCTTAGTTCCTGTTCGTCAAAGTCATATCCTGCACTGCTGAGACTGTTGATTATTTGTGCTTCCTGCACAAGGTCTGCCGGGTCTTCAAGGTCAAACCTAAACTTAGGATAGCCCTCTACCTCTCCAACGTTTATATCTACTATCCACTTCACGAGAGTATTCAACGTCTCTTGCAACCCGCGAGCGCGAAATACTGTCCGGCTTGACTTGGTGTTTTCGTGCACCTGTCCCTGTGCTCGTGTGCCACTATCCCCTGTGTCCGTTGTAAGCGTCTGTCCTTCTACGGCTTTGGATATTTGTTCATCAAACCTGCGTAAGGCTTTGTCAAATGCGTCTGCGTTCTGAATAACATTCTTTGCTTCTGCAAACAGTATTTCAAAATTAGACGGTACGCGTCCGTATGCACCGGTTCGTACTTGCTGTGCTATTGCCAATGCCTCCGCTTTCAGTTCCGGGCTTGCACCCTGCGGATGTCTGACATAAGGGATTGACGCTGAACCTACTTCAAGGTGCTGAAGGGAAAACTTTACAACTGTTTTCTTGAATAACCACATCCAGTACAACGTCTGGTCTAACGCATCGCCGAATGGATTGTCCCACGTTGCAGAGACACGATGAACGAGAATTTTATACGGCGGCAGGTCGATACCCATATACGGGTTGTTAATGTCTCTCAGCTTTGGCTCTCGTGTAACAGCGTCAAACTGAAATCTTCGTTGCTCACGGTTAAGCATATTCTCAACGAGCAGGATTTCTCGCCTGTCGTATTTCCCCTTACCCCAAATCACTTCGCTCACAGCAAACCCCATACCCAGCGCGCCCATCAAGTTAAAAAATTGCAAGTGTAAGTTGGGAATATTCTCAAACACATACTTTACAAGACCAGCAACCTTTTTGTTTTCCTCTGAGGGTTCATCTTCCCCCTCGTTTTTGAACGCGTCAACATCCCAACCTAACAACGCAACCGCAATCTTAGCCGATTGCATCACTGCCAAGATTTGAGGGTCATCCGTTTCTACTTGTTTGTAGAGCGGATACCAAGCCCACTGCTTGTAGGATTGCGTATTGAGCACTGGGTCAAAGTTGATAAAGATACCAGTGCCCGGTGTTTGCGTTCTATCTGACACAACGCCAATGTATTGCCGATAGTAATCCGTGAGTATGCTCGTAACTTCGCTTTCCATCGTGCGAATAATCTCTCCGTACTCTGGTAGCTTGGGCGGCTTCCGTGTCTGCACTCTCTTAGCCATTAGAACATCTCTCCTATCGTTATGGATTGCATCGGCTCTACTTCAACGGCACGTGCATCGCTTACGGTGATTGACGGCTCGTGGAATAAATTAAACACTGGGTAACGAACAGAATCAGGGGAATGGGATGACAAATGTTGTGGCTTTTCGGTTGAGTTGCCGCGTGCATCTTCCATCCATTTGTAATTTTCATAGTCCTTACGCACATTGACACTGCGAGCAGTTATGTGTGTCTTGAACCCCCTGCATAACATTATCCCAGCAAAGACACTATCCTTCCCCTTCTCTGCCGGTACCACATTATAGCCCGCGTTTTGCAATTGTAAGATACTATTCGCATCGGCGCTGTCCGCGTGTATCTCTGCATACCTGTCGTGCATCAATGAGGGCAACGCTTCAATCAGTTCCCCCGTGTGCATACCGCGTCTGTATAACCGTTCATCAAGCCACATTTCCTTTTCACGTATGCCGACGCGCGTTAAGACCATCGGGTCATTCGTGCCGAAGTCCAAGCCATACACATCAATCGGTAGGCCTTCAGGAAATTCATCCTTCGTGTCCCAGTTGGAATAAACTAATCCTTTGAGCGCAACAGGTAAACCCAGAGCATATTTCTTATACAACTCAGGGTCTTCTACTCTCAGCTTTTCAAACTGCGCTATGTCATACGCGCTAAGGAATTTATTATCTTGGAAGGTGGTATGCAAGTGGTAAGTATCAGGGTTCTCAATAAACGTCCCGTCTGCGTTGAAGTAGCCCTCTGTCCAATGTCCCAGTTGCCTGTTAAAATTAAGCCATATACGCTTTGGCTTGCCGTTCTTCCGCTTGCCTCGTATCGTAAATCGAATTATGTCCCAGTCCTCTTTGCTGAGTTCTGTTGCTTCCTCAATGTAAAGCAAATCAATGTTCGCGAGCGATTTAATCTTGAACGCCTTGTCCAATCCCTTGCAGACAAACTCGGTTCCATTCTTAACCCGTATTGAAAGCGGATTGCTGAGAAATTCAAATCTTGATTCTACGTTCCATTCCTCCACCGTGTCCTTAATTTCTCTCCAAGTTGAATCACGTATCGTATCGAATACTTTACGCACAACGCCTATACGCATCTTCTCTCGCATTGCTTCAAGGATGAGTGCTTGTGATGTCCCTTTTGATTTACCGCTTGCACGTCCGCCTTCATTAACAAACAAAGGCTTCTCTGTCGCCTCATCGCGTTTGATGAGTGGCAAAAAAGCCTCGTTCGCTCCATGCTCAATATCCACTATGTTAATTGTTTTTTTGTTTGCCATTCTTGCTGAAGGTGATTGTATATTCTTCTAAGTCTGCCTCATACTCACCCTTCTCACTGTAACCGCGTTTCTTGCCCTTGCATTTCAAAAAGAAGCAAATAGCCCAAGCCTCACGATTTTTCACTGCTTCCATTAACTTTGATTCAGCAATATCAAGATTCTTTTCTTCCGAATCTTCTTTTGCCTGCGCTACTTCTGGATATTTTTTTAGGTAGGCGTAGATAGTGGGACGTGAACAACCCAACGCATCGGCGGCATCGGTAACCAACCCACCGCTTGCTCTTAATGCTTCAGATACTTCGGCTGGACTGTATGCTTCGTGGTTCATCTTTTAAGTGTAAACGTTGGTTAAATTTCCTTGTTGTTTCAAGCGATAATGGTTTTAGCTGACAAGCGAGACTCTCGTGCCTTCTAAGGACTGATAAGACAAATACATATTGTTTTCTATCGCTTGCCCATCTACAACAACCGATACTCCAAACAATGTTAAGTTACAAATACGGGCATTGTAAGTCAACTCGTTCCACGTGCTTACTGTAATACGAATTTCTGTGCAATCGTTCCCGGTCTGTTCTTTGACATAGGATATACCACGTTGAATAGCAGCGAGTATTTCAGGGTTGAGTTTCACTGAAGTAATTCACCTTTTGGGTCTATCAAAATTAAAAATATCACATCAATGAACAGCACAAAGAAAAACAACGCTATGCCCATTCCGCCGCCAGTTCCAATAGCATCGCCTATTGAAACACAGTTGGGGTCTTTCAGTTGTGCCCATATACCACATCCCATACAAGCAAAAAGTTGTGCAAAAAAAATAATCATGAGTATCATGGTAGTTTGCTCAGGGTTTGAAGAAACCTATCAACTTTCAAAAGCAAATTGTTACGAGAAACTTCACTGCTTATGCTCATTCCGCACCTATAAATTTTTCATAGTCTTTAGGTGTAATCACGAGCAACTTGTTATCCTTTATCTCACGAAAAGCACCAATCTTGACAGTCAGAAGGCTTACCACCGTTTTTTCGGTTATTGGAAAATTCTTATCATTGTAAATTTGAAGGGTGGCCAATAATATATTGTCGTCTTTGAGTATGCGTACTAACACCCTAAAGTTGGGAAACTAACTGTATGCGATGCAGTAAGAATGTTACTTGAAGATCGAAAAGTTTGCTTTATTATTGCAATCAAAAATAGCTACAACATACGGTTTTTTAGTTGGATTAAGCTGCTTCAACATTCTTTTTATTGGGGGAAGCGAACGACCGTTCCATATAACGTCTTCCACGATTACAGCTGAGCCTTGATAGTTTTGCCTTCTGAAGTTTGTTTTCCAGAGAGTTCGTTTCCCTTGGACGGTGTTGGTCCAAGCCTCAAAGTATAAGCTTCGCTTGCCTCGGTTTCGTAGCGAAGATTGGAGAACCTTAGCAAGTGTAATTCCTCCGGTACAGATGGCAATAAGGTTGACTGGCTCTTCGAGATGTGCCAGTGAATCGGCAAGTTTTTGGAAGAGTTGTTTTGTAGCCCTTTGCATTTTAGGTAATTATTACCCAATAATATATTGTCGTTAATAATGTCAACCAGTTTCTTATTCTCGGCGTTATCTTCATTATTTATTGTCGATAGAGCAAGCAACTCGTCTTCAGAAAGCCCGTCAATAAATTTAATCAATTTGACAATTAAATTTTCCATAGTCTTTAGGTGTAATCACGAGCAACTTGTTATCCTTCAAAATTGTGCGTCCCGGGCGATTCGAACGCCCAACACGGTCATTAGCCATAGTTACCGTTGCCGTGCCAGACTGAGATTCCGCCTATG